GAAGGAGACTAACAATGGCAAAAAAAGAAAAGAACACCATTACAGTCAATGAAAAAGAGTACGACTTAGAAAGCTTTTCAGATACGCAAAAGGCATATCTTAATCACATACAAGACCTAGATAGAAAGTTGAGCAACGCACAATTTAATCTGGATCAGCTTGCATTTGGCAGGGAAGCTTTCGTGCAAAGACTTGCAGAATCTTTAGAAACACCACCAGCAGAAGAAATAGCGGCTGAGTAACTTAGTAACATATCACGCATTTGCCCAGCCAGTTGCGCTGGGCTTTTGCATATTTACAACAATGTGTTATATTGCAGGCAACGCGATTACAAAGGTGCACTTATGGCTTTGATTGATCTTAACATCCCTGCTGGAATTTATCGCAATGGCACTGATTTGCAAAGCAGGGGGCGCTGGCGTGACGCGAACCTTGTGCGCTGGCATGACGGGATTATGCGCCCGATTGGTGGATGGCGAAGCAGATCAAGCACAGCAGGTAATGCCTCAATGCGCGGTATGCTTACTTGGATCACAAATGCAGGTGATCGTTACATTGCATCAGGTTCTTATAACAAGCTTTACGTCTGGACAGAAGCAGGTGTGCGGCATGATATTACCCCTGCTGGGCTAACTGCAGGCAGGGAAGATGCTAATGCTTTTACAGGATATGGCGGTAGTTTTTACGGCAGCTATGCTTATGGCGTTGCACGGCCTGACTTTGCAAAGATTGATCCAGCTACAACGTGGAACTTGCAACCCTTTGGCGAATACCTGATTGCCAACAACTCAGATGATGGCAAGGTTTATGAGTGGCAGATTAACACAAGTAACCCTGCAGCTTTGCTTAGCAACGCGCCAACAAGCAATAAAGGCATTGTTGTAACTGAGGAAAGATTTCTTATGTGCCTTGGTGCAGGTGGTAATCCTCGCAAGGTACAGTGGTCTGACCGTGAGAATAACAATCTATGGACAGCAGCAGCCACGAATGAAGCAGGTGATCTTGAACTGCAAACTTCTGGTGAGCTTATGACAGGCCATACAGTCAAAGGCCAAACCTTGCTGCTTACAACAAGAGATGCTCATGTCGCAAACTATGTCGGCCCACCATATGTGTATGGCATTGAGCGTGTAGGCACATCATGTGGGATTGCAGCGCAACAAGCATGTGCTGTGGTTGACATTGGCGCTATGTGGATGGGCGTAAACTCATTCTACATATATGGCGGTGGTGGTGTTCAAGAAATACCATGCGATGTTTCTGATTATGTTTTTAACGATATAAACCGTGCTCAAGTCAGCAAGGTATTTGCCATGTCCAACTCCATGTTTGGTGAGGTTTGGTGGTTTTACCCTAGCGGCGGCAATACAGAGAATGATCGTTATGTGGCCTATAATTATATAGAAAACACATGGCACATAGGTGAGATTAATCGCACTGCAGGCTATGACCGTGGCGTGTTTAGGCAACCTTTAATGTTTGATGCAGATGACTATAAGTTATATGAGCATGAGGTTGGTTTAGATTATGGCTCACTTACACCATTTGCAGAAACTGGTCCTATTTATTTCGCAACAGGTGATCAGGTTGCGAGTATTGTTGAGATGATTCCTGATGAGAAAACTCAGGGCGATGTAAATGCAACATTTAAAACGCGCTTTTATCCAAATGGAACAGAGCGCAGTCACGGCCCATTCAGCATGAGCAACCCGACAAGTGTAAGATTTACGGGTAGACAGTTTAGAATGCGCGTAGAGGGTCAGCGCTTTACGGATTGGCGTGTAGGCATTAACAGGCTTGACGCAGTTGCAGGTGGGCGTAGATGACCCAACAGCAACGCGCACCAGAGCCAAAGGGCAATGATTGGCAGGCTTGGGGCAGGCGCTTGATGATATTTCTGGGTCAAACCAGATCAGCGCTTGTGCAGCAAACGGGAGATGAAACGGCTGCTGAAGAAGGCATTATGATGTGGGATAGAACGGAAGCCTATCCAGTAGTAAGTAAGTCAAATGAGTTTCGCCAGATTGTGCTAGAAGGTGGTCATGCCAAGTTTATGAGAACAACGGCGCAGACTGCTGCATCTGCAGATACCGCCTATAGCATTACATACGATGCGCCAACAAATGCATATAAAATAAGTAGAGATGCTAGTAATAACGAGCGCATTGTCTTTGAGGAGGCTGGTGAATATTTGCTTAGCTTTACTGCAGAAATAACAACGTCTGCAGCAGCAGATATAAAGTTTTACTTTTGGCCTGCAAAGAACGGGACAAACATTGCAAATATGACAATGGTTAAAACAGTCCACAACAATGGTGGGGTCATGCTTGCGTCTAGAGCTTTTCTTCTTGAGCTTGCAGCGAATGACTATATTGAAATGAAGTGGGCAGTGGATAGCACAAATGGTAGCTTGGGAGTAACAGCCGCAACAGCCTTTAGCCCAGCATCACCTTCATCTACTTTAGCTATAACGAGAATACATGCATGAACATACAGACACCCATAAGCGAGATAGACAGATGCCAGCCTTGGCTAGAGGCTGCGCTTGAATATTCTGGTGGCACGCATAGCTTTTCAGATGTGGTGAATGGCATCACTTCTGGCAAGATGCAGTTGTGGCCTTCTCCAAAGGGGTGCATAGTAACAGAAATTGTGGTATATCCTAGAAAAAAGATGTTAAATGTGTTTTTAGGTGGTGGTGAAATGGAACAGCTTTTGGATATGCACGAAGATGTGATAGCATGGTCAAAAGCACAAGGATGCGAAGCAGTAACAATATCGGGGCGTTTTGGATGGAAGAAACCTTTAGCAAAACACGGTTGGAAGCCAATGCACGCATCATTTATTAAGGAGATTGAGTAATGTCAGGCGGTAAAGGCGGATCAACAACTTCAACAGTTGAAGTACCTCAGTACATAGAAGATGCTGCAAGACGCAATCTTTTGCGTGCACAAGACATTAGCCAGATAGGGTATACACCTTATTACGGCCCAGATGTTGCAGCATTTACGCCTATGCAAGAAGCCTCATTTGCTGGAACTCAGGAGTTAGCTAGTGCCTTTGGCTTGCCTACAGCCCAAGGTGGTGTTTCTGGTATGCCTGCACCACAGACATTTGCAGGTGGCATAAGAGGTTATTCATCTGCACCTTTGTTTGAAGAATCGCTAGATGAGTTTGGCAGACGCAGACCAGCGCAAAAAGCATTTATTGACAGGATGTTTATTGATCCATTTACAGGTGAGTATACACCGATTAGCCCAGATGCACCCGTAGATGTGCCTGTAGATGCCGTTATAGGCGGTGGCGGTGCTGGGGGCGGTGGTGGCGGTGGTGCTAATGTTCCATTTGTACCAGTTGCCTCAGACGTACCAGTTACTCCAGATGTGCCTTTCACACCAGTTACAGATGATACAGGTGCAGATATAGTAGATGTTGGCGGTACACCTATCGTAGTTGGCGGCACACCTTTTGATAGTGTTTCTGCCCCTGTTGATACTTTAACAGATCAAGAAATAAGAAACCTAGCTGATCTTGGTTTGGCTGGCACTGTAGATTTCGGCCTGCAAGGTGGAACAACTTTTATACCTGAGGGCGGCGGTCAAGTTGATGAGTTTGGTAGATTTAGGCCGTTTACTGAAACAGGGGCGCTACGTGAGCGCATTGGTGAAGTGACAGATATTGCCACAGAGCGAGATCGTGAAAGAGCAGACGCAATATTAAGAGAAGCTCAAGCTACAGGCCAAAGCGTAGCAGACATAGCGCAAGGCATAGAGGCAACGCGAGATAGGCGGTTTGGCACGACTGCAACAGGTACTGCAACTCAGTTAGCAGGTTCGCAAGTTGCAGATGCGTATGATCCCAGAGCAGCTTCTTTTGGTCAGCCTACTGTAGCAGCGCAAGATTATAGTTTTACAGATGACTTAACGCGCAGCCTAACTGACCCTAGCTATGACCCAGAAGGAACTGTGCTTAGTCGTGCGTTAGGAAATATCTTTGGCCCAACAAGCCCAGAAACAGAAGCAAGAGTTGCAAACGAAATAGCAGCAAGGCAAGTAGCCACGCAAAACGCAGCCGAAAGAAGGGAAAGTGAGTTAGCAGGCTTAATACAAACAGTCGGCGGTCAGGAATTGCTAGACACTGGAGCGCAACTAGCTGGTGACCAGACAATGGCGCTAGAAAGGCAGTTTGGCACGCTGACCACTTCAGAGGTGGTAGACCAAGCTAATTTGGAGCAGAAAAGCATACCGCTAGGAAAAGGTGGGATGAAAGCCACGCGCAAGGTTTTAGACAAAGCAGCGCAAGAAGGTAACTTGGGCGCTTACGTAGATAGCTTTTTAGACAAGTATTCGAACCTTGAGCGTTTCCAAGAAAAGACGGGAATAAGTAGCAAAGTTCTCAAAGATATAGAAAAAATCGCAGCAGCAAGAGGATAGGACAATGGGCGCAGCAGCACCAGCACAAACAACGCAGGCACAACCTGTGCCAACAACAGGAACATATCAGCCTATGCCCATGCAACCACAGCAGGGCTTTAATGTAGGGCAAGCAGCAGCAGGTGCGCTGCAGGGTGCGATAGGTGGTACGCAAAGAGCGATGCAAGCGCCGCTACAGGTTGGTGCGTATATGAACCCATATCAGCAAGAGGTGATAGATCGCACTCAGGCAGATATAGAAAGACAACGCCAGATGGCTGCTAATCAGCTAGGCGCACAAGCAACAGCAGCGCGTGCATTTGGCGGCTCAAGGCAAGGTGTAGCAGAGGGTGTGCTTGCAGGCGAGTTTGGCAGAATGGGCGCAGATATTGCAGCGCAGCAGCGTGCATCAGGATACAACCAAGCATTGCAAGCAGCTATGGCAGATCGTGCTGCACGGGCTGGTTTTGCTGGGCAGTTAGGTGGCTTGGGTGGTCAGGCGTTTGGCATAAGCAGAGATATTGGTCAGCAGCAAATGCAGCAAGGCTTAATGCAGCAAGCACTGCAACAGCAACTCATAGATGCTGCAAGAGCACAATTTGGTGGCTACACAGGTGCACCGCAAGCCTCACTCACTGCGCCACTTGCTGCGCTTGGCGTTGTGCCAAATCAATCTACAACGACGCAATCAAGGCAGATAGGCTTGTTTGATTATCTTAAATTACCGTTTATGGCGGCTGGAATGGGGAGGTAGCAATGGCAGAGGAGCAAATGCAAAACCTAACTTTCAGCCCAGAAGATTTAGCAGGTCAGGAGCGCAAAGCAAAAAGACAGGACCAAGCAGGTGCTTTTGCAAGCTGGCTAAACAGCATGAGCATACGCCCAGACCCTAACCTGCCTGCACAGCTACAGGCTGCTAGAGGCGAAAGGGTAGAGAATCTACGCAAAAACCGCACAGTCAACATGCTAGAGCAAGCTGGGCAAACTGAGTTAGCTAACTTGGTTAAAGCTGGCACACTAGATGCAAAATCTGCAGCGTCACAGATGTTTCAGTTGGCTGCAGAGGAGAGGCAGTTTGCGAGGCAGAAGGAGCTTCTGCAGCTTACAAAGGGAAGTGATACAACTGATTTAAAAAATTTTAATGAATTAAAAAAGACAAATCCTAATTTAACTTTTGAAGAATATATGAAGGGTAAGAACAGAAAGCCCCTTCAAAGTAAAGGAACTTACAGATATAACAACAGGGTTATTGGAGAAGTAACTTTTGACCCAAATACTGGTGAATATTTTGAGTATGTAAACGGACAAAGATCGCCAATTGATATAAGTCAAGCAAGGCCTATAACTGATGCTACATTTGCAAAAGCTATTCCGAACTACAGTGATTTTGTAAAACTTACAGATGAGTTGCGTGAAGATCGAACAAGTATGGATCGACTTCAAAATTATATGAAAACTATTGGCAATACAAACGAAGGTTTCCAAAGATTAGGAGACCAGATGACCGCTAGTTTAAAAACATTACTTTCTGGTATTGCTGGTGATAACTGGACAACCTTAAGTAAAGAAGAATTAAGCGCAGCAGTTGCAAAAGGTCAACTTCAAGGTTTAATTGGTAGGTTTAGAATTGAAACAGTTGGTGGCGGCGTTATGACCGAACAGGACGCCTTAAGAATTATTGCAAACTTAGGTGGCGATGTAAACGCTCTGCAAAATAAAGAAATTGTAACTCAACAAATTGAAACTTTATTTAGAGGCAAGCTAAAATCTTTTGATGGCAAAAGAAAGCGACATGATTCTGCGATAGATGCCCTTTATGGGGGCATGGGCTTTGATAAGGTAAATGAGTATGAATTTGATGAAAGCGTTTTTAATTTAAAAGGCGAAGCTAAAGCTGGAACCCCGACAATGTCGGATCAAGAGCTTTTGACTAGTGTAGCTAACAAAAGTGGTCAGGAGCTATCTAACTATTTAAAAACTCTTTCTCAAGCTGATTTAAACCGTTTATTGGAGCTTCAAGAATAATGTCAGAAGAAATGCAAAAAGCAATTTTACAGGAGGCATTAAGGCGCGAGTCGGAGCGCAGAAAAAATGAACCTGTTGTAACACAAGATGCAGAATCTGATGGTTATGGGCGTGGGTTAGCTAGGGCCATAGGCCAAGGTGTAACTTTTGGGTTTGGTGATGAGATTGAAGCTTTTTTACTTAAAGGTGATAAACCTTATGAAGAAAAGCTTGCAGAAGTGCGGACTGCAATGGCACAGTTTGCAGAACAAAATCCTAAAACTGCTTTGGGGGCTGAGCTTGCTGGATCAATTCCTACTGCGGTTTTGGGTGGCGTTGGGCTTGCAAGGGCAGGCGTCACTGGCGCTGCTAAAATAGCAGGTTTAGAAGGCGCTGCTTATGGGTTTGGAGCAGGTGAGGGCGGTGCTGCTGAAAGAGCTAAATCTGCTGTAACAAGTGGCGCAATTAGTGCTGCAGGGGGCAAGGCTGCTGATGTAGTTTTCCCAAAAGTAAGTGAGGCAGCGAAAAGCCTTATGAAGCAAGGCGTTAGGCTTACACCAGCACAGAGAGTTGGTGGCATGACTAGAGCAGTAGAAGAAAAAATGAAATCTATTCCGTTTGTAGGTGAAATAATTACTTCTGCTGAAGCGTTAGCTCTTAAGGATTTTAACCGAGCATCAATGAATAAAGTTTTAAAGGTTTTGGGGCGAAAAGATAAGGTGCCGCAGAATTTAAGCGGCAATGAGGCTTATACATTTATTAACGAAGCTGTGTCAGATGCTTATGAAAATGTAATTCCAAAACTCTCAGCTAATTTAGGTTCTGAATTTCAAGATAATCTTATTAAAATTATGCGAGAAAACCAAGGATTAAGCAGTGAAGCTTTAGGCCAATTTAATAGAGGTTTACAAGTAATATTCAGTAAGGCTGCAGGCCAAAACAATATTGCTGGCGCGACTCTAAGAGAGATCGACAGTGACTTAGGCTCAGAAGCTTCTAATTTTATTCGCAGTCAAAATGCAACTGAGAGAAAATTGGGCAAAGCATTTTTTGATGTTCAGAGGCTTTTAAGAGATAATATGGAAAGTCAAAGCAAAGAAGTAATGGGCGAATATAGGAGAGCACAAGCTGCATTTAAGCAGATGCTCCCTGTGCGAAGCGCTGTTACAAAAGCAAGCGCACAAGGTGGAGAGTTTACGCCTGCTAAACTTATTGCAGGTTCTCGCGCAACAGATAAAACGAAAGATAAAATTGCTACAGCTAAAGGACAGGCGGCTCAACAGCAATTAGCACAAGAAGCACAAGATGTTATGGGTGCAACAATTCCAAACTCAGGAACTGCTGATAGAGCAGCGTTAATGATTTTCTTAGATCAGTTAAGACAAAGGCCGCTTGCAGGACTTGGATATGGTCTTGGCGGTTCTGTTGCTGCAGGATCAATATATAGAACACCTATGGGCAGAACTTTGGCATCTGGATTACTTCAAACCCCAAGGGCTGCTGGAACAACTTTAGCACCTGTAACTGGAAGCATCTTAGGTCAATCCTTATTGGATAGACCACAAGGTGCGCGTTAAATTAAGGAGCAATAACATGCAGCCACAAGAAAAAAGTAGACGCGAGATAGAAGCAATCCTACAGGATGCTATTGCACAGGCTGTAGACTTTGTTGAGAGCGAGATTACGCAAGACAGAATAAAAGCACAGCGCTACTTTGATGGTGAGGTGGACATTGGCTATGAAGATGGCAGAAGCAAGGTGGTTGCCACCAAAGTTAGAGATGTAGTGCGTGCAGTCAAGCCCAGCCTGATGAGGGTTTTCATGTCTACTGGCAGACCAGTTGAGTTTGTGCCACGCGGTCCAGAAGATGTGGCTATGGCAGATCAAGCCACAGAATACATGCATTACGTGTTTAACCAGAATGACGGGTATCGCGTGCTTAACGATGCGTTTCATGATGCGCTTGTGAAGAAAACAGGTATTCTCAAGGCATACTGGCAAACCAGCTACCGTGCAGAGATATTTACATACACTCAGCTAACTGAGGAAGAATATACGCTTATCGTGTCAGACGATGATGTAACTGTATTAGAGCACAGCATGACCACCAGCATGAGCATGGATGACTTTGGCGCGGAAGTAGAGATGCCTATGCATGATCTGAAGATCAGCAGGCAGATGCCAGATGGACGCATGAAGCTGGAAAGCGTACCGCCAGAGGAGTTTTTCATTAACTCGCAGGCACGCAATATAGATGACGCATATATCGTAGCACACCGCACAGAAATGCGCGTGGGTGAGCTAGTAGAGATGGGCTTTGACTTTGAGGAAGTTGTAAACCTAGATGGGCTATACGGTGCATCTGACATATCTGAAGCAGAAGATATAGAGCGCAGGGGCTACTCTCAGGATGACTATGAGGATCAAGAGGGCGATGCTGCAATGCGTGCTGTGGCAATCACAGAAGCCTATATGAAGATTGATGTAGATGGCACAGGAATACCAGTGCTGCACAGGTTCATCTGTGGTGGTACTGCTTACAAGCTGCTAGACTTTGAGCCGATTGACCACATTCCATTTGCAGTGTTTGAAGTAGACCCAGAGCCGCACACATTCTATGGCAGAAGCCTAGCTGAGCTTGTGATGGATGACCAAGATGCAGCCACAGCGATACTCAGGGGTATTCTTGATAACGTAGCCATGACCAACAATCCACGAATAGGCATTGTCGATGGCTCAGTGAACATAGATGACGTGCTTAACAATGAGATAGGCGCGATTGTGCGTATGAGGCAGGCAGGTTCTGTGCAAGAGCTAACTGTGCCATTTACTGCAGGGCAAACGCTAGGTGCATTAGGCTACATGGATCAGCTTGTTGAGGGCAAAACAGGTGTGACCAGAGCAAGCATGGGGCTAGACCCAGATTCTATGCAAAGCACAACAAAAGCTGCTGTACAGGCTACGGTGCAAGCTGCAGCAGGGCAGGTAGAGGTGATGACCAGAAACCTTGCTGATGGCATGAAAAACCTGTTCAAGATTATGCTACAGCTTCACGTAAAGAATACAGATGAAGAACAGATGATGCGTATGCAAGGCCAGTTTGTGCCTGTTGATCCGCGTGTGTGGAACGCAGAGATGGACGTGAATATCAACGTAGGGCTGGGCACAGGCAGAGAAGAAGAAAAGATGATGGCGCTGCAGCAAGCTTTCCAGATACAGCAGCAGATATATATGCAGTATGGCCCGTTTAACGGCATGGTTAGCTTAACGAATATTCGCAATACTTTGACTGACATGATGGCTGCAGCAGGCATACGCAACTCTGATAGATATTATGCGCCGATTACGCCAGAGGTAGAGCAACAGCTTCTTGCATTGCAGCAGCAAGCGCAAGCACAGCAGGCGCAGGGCAGTGATCCTAACCAAGCTTTCCTAGCAGCAGAGCAAATGAAAGCACAGGCCAAGGTGCAGTCTGACATGATGAAAATGCAGCTAGATGCACAGAAAGCTGCAGCAGAGGATGACAGAGAGCGTGATAAAATGGCGCAAGATTTATTCGTAGATGCTGCTAAGATTGCAGGGCAATACGGTACAGCCGTTGATGTGCAGAGAGTAAAAGCAGAACAAGACAAGCTTAGAACAGTTGCAGGGATTGCACAGCAAAGACAATGAGCACAGATATTAGAATACAGGCTGATGAAGCCAAGAGATTAAAAACAGACACTGCTTTTCTGCAGTTCGTACAGTATGTTCGTGACGGTCAAGTAAAGGCTTTCATGGATAGCGCAGCCTCTGATGTAGAGGCTAGAGAAGAAGCGCATGCTATTCTGCGTGCGTTAAACCAGATCGAAATGGTGTTAGATGCAACAATTGCTGCAGAGACATTATTAGATCGCAAACAATAGGAGTAGCACCGTGAATGAAGCGACTACACTTGAAAGCGCAGTAGATAGTCTACTTGCCCCACAAGAAGGTGCAGAAGCACCACAAGAAGAAAATCTGCAAGAAGCTGCAGACGCTATGGTTGAACCAACTCAGGATGAGAGTGAGGCTGTAGAAGAAGCAGTGGATGAAGCAGATGCTGTCGAGGCATCAGATGACAGTGATGAAATCGAATACGAAGATGATGCAACTGAATATACTGAGGAAGTAGAGGCCGTTGAGGATGACAGCGATTCTCTGTTTGACGTTACTATTGACGGAAGAACAGAAAGCTGGACCCTTTCCCAACTAAAGCAATCTGCTGCAGGTCAGGGCTATATTCAGCAGAAAATGCGTGAGAATGCGGATGCTGCAAAAAAGGTTCAAGAAGCGAACCAGCAGTTAGAAGCAGCCAGAGCGCAATTAGCTCAGCAGCAAGAGCAAGTCTTGCAGATGGCTCAGCAAGTTCAGCAAGGTGGATTACAAGCACCTACCCCTCCGAATAAGGAGCTTTTTGACAATGATCCGATTGGATACATGGAAGAAAAGATCAAGTATGACGAGGCGGTGCAGCAGTATAATACCAAAGTTGGCGAATTAAGACAGGTGGCGCAGCAGCGTCAACAGGAAACCCAAGCACAAAGACAATCATATTTGCAAGAACAGGCGAGGCTGCTTGCAGAGCATATTCCTGATATTATCCATCCCGAAAAGGGCGATAGGATCAAGAAAGACTTGGTTGACACTGGTGTAGCTTATGGATTTAGCGAGGATGAAATGGCAAGCGTCATAGATCACCGCTATGTTCGTGCTTTGAACGATGCAACTAAGTGGCGCAAGCTACAAGCAAACAAAGTCAAGGCAAAGGCAAAGGGTGAGAATGTTAAGCCTGTCGTGAAAGCTGGTGCTAAACGCAGGGCAGAAGGTCAAGCTGCGACTCGTAGTAAAGCGCAACAAAAGTTGCGTAAGTCAGGTTCAAT